TTGACCGGCCGGCTGGACTATTGGTCGGGGTTCACGAGGACGCACGATGGCGCTTAGAGGTGGTACGGCTCGGAGGGTTTCGGAGTGGCTCTGGGAGCCGTGTGGGGATTGGGTGGGATACTGGATGGGCGTGGTGCCAGAGCCGTATGGGGACTGCTTCGGAGTGCTTCGGGAGTGCTATACAGCGCCTTGCCTGGTCTTGCTCGGAGGGCTGCTATGAAAACGACTATATGGTGTAAGGGCGGGAGGGCCATAGTATAGTGATAAGCTAAAAAAGCTCCACCAGGTCAAACTCTTTTTTTCAATTTTTTATTTTTCCAGCCTCCAAGCAGGATTTCGAATTTTCCATATCGTATTTTATAATCCAGTCTAAGGCTTCTTCAAATTTCATTCGTGGTGATACTTCAATGTCTTTCATGTCGGTCCAAGAAAAATCTTCTATATGGCCTACCCACCAAGAATCTTTCTCGGAGTCCCACTTGGCTATATGAGTAATTATTCTTTTTAGTATCATTGGACTGGAGGATTTTTTTTCAGGCCACAATTACAGTCCCTACCTTGGCGGCAATTACCATTACAGGAGCTTTCAATTATAAAAATTTTTTTCAGGAAGATCCAAAGATTCCAGAAGCGTTCTCTATACAGTTTAACGGGATCCATAGATTTGTTTCTCCAGTTCTTGTATTCGTTCTAAGAGTTTTAGAACATCTTGGATTGGTACCCATTTACCGGATACATCAGTTGTTATATTCATATTGTATGAAAGTCCTTTCTTATATTAAACTATTTCCATCCATGTGTGGTCACCCATATACTTTACCTGTGTCTGATATTCATAATCTTCAGGTGTACCACTTGACCAATCGTTTGGACCATTCTGTGTGAGGAGTATGTGTTGCTTTCTTTTGTCCCATACTAACCAATAGGTATGACCCATTACTGGTGAAAACTGGTACACAGCGGCATGAACAGCATCCGTGACATTTAATCTGCGTTTAATATCATCAGCCTGTTTTTGTAATACAGAGACCAGTTCCATGATTCTATCGTATTCCTGCTGGGCATACATCCTAGCATGGTTAATCATCAAGTCTTTTTGTTGAGTTACGGGTACCAGTTCAAATTTAACTGCGCCTGCCTCTGTGGGATATTCTGATATGTTTCTGTTAAGGAAAGGTACCAGAGTTCCACCTATATCGGCATCGAAACTATGTCGGCCTTTGGCAGTATTCGATTTCTTATTTTCTTCCATGCTTCATATGGATATCTCTGGTCGGTCAAAGACGAAGCAAATACCACAAAGAGTGAATAATCGGAATCCTTTGGGAGTGATTTCGTTATAGTACCAGAATTTTGGTTTGAACCAGAGTGCTGTATCGGTCCAGTATTGGAATATGTGTAGTAGTTTCATTTAGTGTGGCTCAGTGGCTTCTGAGAATGGTTATTGGAACCTTTCGGAAGCGCTGGCCGGGATGCGGCGGAAACGCAGAGGAATACGAGAGGTACTAGGAATGGTTTCGCCATAATATGGTGATGCGTTTCGCTGGTTTACTTCGTTATATTATACCAGAGGTTTTTGTAAGTTTCAATGAGGTCCAACCATAGAGCAAGAATGGTTCGGATTGGATGTTCGATAAGGGTGGCAATAGCAATCAGAGTTGCTGGTACTGCCACAAGTATGGTGATGAGTATTCCAAAAATGCCAAAAAATGTAATCATGTTCTTAAAAAGTCAATAATGCCTTGTGCTGTGTTAGAGTGGCGAGTTTTAAAGGAACGGTATTCTTCTAGTTCTTTTTCTAGTTCAAGGATCCGTTTGCGGAGTAAAGAGTTCTGTTCTTCGGTGTTGGGTAAATCTAATTTCAGTTGAGTATCTGGTATGACACCTTCGTAACCAGGATGATACGGTGCTTCGTCTACAAACTTTGTTGTATTGAAAGTGGTCATGTTATTCTCCTATAGTTTCCACACCCATTGGTAACCAGTATATATTCTTTCTTTGCCAATCAAATCCATAAATTGTTTTACATACTCACCTTTGCCAACGGTGTCAAAGTTATCATCAACACAGACCATGGTACCTTCTCTGAGGCACGGCATAATAGCGGTCAATTCAAAGATGTGATGTAGTGATGATGGATGTGGTTTGTTCATGTCAAAGTCAAATGAATCCAAATAGAGTAAGTCAATCTTACGATTCTGTGATACCCATACTTTAGATTGGTTGTATAGAAACTTTACCGAATCGGAACAAGTCAGATTGGCTTTCTTGGCTGTAGAAGCGGCAAACCGAACATTCTCAGAATTAATATCTACTGAATAGAATTCACCACCATGATAGTCAATGAAAGTATCAAAGATGGTGGTAGACATACCATCACCTTCAAAATTGTTTTCTTGTCTGGCACAACCAGTTTCTACAATCAATGGTTCATGGATTGGCATGACATGATTGAGCATCATGGCAAAAGACGGAGCTCGCTTGGTTGTTTTGTTAACGAGATCCGTCAGATGTTTCGTTTGTTCTTCGGTCATAATGTATAGGTGTGAAAGGTGTATGCTACCAAGATAATAGAAATAATAACTAGTATTACTGTGAGCGTTGTTTCCATAATTCCTCGCAAATTGATTTTTTGTCAGCTAACGATAAACAATCTTCCATAAACTCTTTTTGTTCTTTACTTATCTGTGCCACAACAGGTTGCACAGGTTCAGGTTTTACTTCTACCTTTGGTGGTGGCGTTTCATCAATCACCACAGGCGGTGCAGTTTTGGCAATTACACTTAGAGGTTCAGGTGTGCCTTCTGACCGTGAGAATACAAAGATAATCACAAGCGCAAAGAAACCTGCCAATAAAAATTTCCAATACATTACACAGATAATACCAATACCAATGGCAATTATCGAAAAGATAATAATTGTTTCTAGTCGACCTTGTGTAATGCCTAAGGTCGATAGAATTGTATTATAGTCCATGATTAAGATTTTTTACGTTTAGGATCACAATGAACATTAATTGGTACCAATACTTTACCATGAGGAGTAGTTTGTGTAACATACTCAACATAAGGTTTCATATCAGCATCTTCACATTCACCGACACCACGAATTACATCACGGCGTTCCATTTTTTCTACCTTTTCGGCACCAGCCACGGTTGGTGGGTTTGATGCACAAGCCGGTAGTAATAACAACGGTAATAACATAATAAGATACTTCTTCACTTTAAATCTCCATTAATAAACATAATTAAAATATTATACTACAGGTGAATATAATTAGCAACCAGTCCATCTAATTGTACCATATTCTTTTCGTATAACATTACCACGAGGAAAGTTTTTAGCTGGTGCTTTCCAACTTGCCGCTTTCCATATATCACCAGTATTCAAGTCGATGAATGAATGGCAACTTCTTTGTTTCAAGGACGAACCACTATCGTACCAATGAAAGATTCTGACATACTTATTACCAGCTTCAAAGCCAGTAGTAAAACCTAAATCGTTTTTGTATTCACACCTACTACTATAAAATTGATAGTTGCTCTCAATGTATTTTTGGTATTCTTCGATATGTGGAAGAAGTTTTAAAAGTTTTTCACCTGATTTCGTCATAATTAATCCTCAAATTGCCAACCTTCTGATTCTAACTGAGCACGACCAGCTGGCGTGGCTTTCATTTTATCCATGTGGTCATGTAATGAATTTATTTCGTGTTTCAACCATTCAAGATTATACCATTGTTCGGTTGTATGATAACGAGGACGGAAATTAAAAATTGCTTTGTGGAAATCGGAATAATATCCTTGTAATTCTGCCACACTCATGTTATCAAATTCACTCACTCAATTCATCTCCATAATTTAATACCATTATAACACAACCAAGGATGGTGTCAACCAAGGTGTTGTTTTTTAGCAACACTACTTACCACCTAGTGCCTGTATCAATTCGGTAAGCAATTTTCTGGCCATAGAATCTGCTGTTGTCCAACATCTAATTCTTTTTAAATTGACAACCAAATCATTCTGCGTCATAAATGCTTGACCAAATCTTTAGTTTTTCTTTTTTATAATGTCTTGCTGCATTGATGGCGGTATCTGATAATACACATTGTTCTGTCAAAATGTCAATCATCGCCAATACTTGACCAACTTCCATTTGCAGTTCTTCTAATGTAGTTCCTGATTCATCGGTTGGCCATCTTGATTCTGTACCAAAACGAAATACTTTAGATGCAGCTTGGATTACTTCAGCACATTCTTCTTGTAAAATCAATAGTGCTTCTTTTTGCTTCTCATTCATTATTATCTTCTTCAATAAACTTAATCACAGGCATATATTCTTCCACTTTTTTAAGTGCTTCCAATTTCGTGGCAGCAATTACTTTGCAAGTATATAAACCATCTTTCATACTAATCGTAAATGGCACAACACCATTTATAAACCATTCTTCTTTCACATAACACTTAATGTTCCATTCTCTGGCATTAAGGCATCGTTTAATCATTTCATCAGCGATCCTTTTAGGATCAAAATCATCCGCTTCAATAATATTAGACATTTTCGTTCAATAATTGTTGGTTACGACCTTCATTTAAAAATACTTCAACCATATGTTTAGCATCAACTAATGTTTCTAATACATTCATCTTTCTATACAAACGGTCACCAATATACAACTCAACAACATAACAATGGTCATTATGAAAAATATTGGCCTTTCTATCAGGCCCATATTGTGTATGTAATAATTTCATTCATTTTCTCCAAAAGCATATTTCATAGCAGCCGCTTCTGCTTCTTCTTCGGTGTTATAAAATTCGGTTTTAAATAAATCAGATTCTTTAAAAAAATCCACAACATACGGTGCCATAATACACGATGCCACAAATAATATGTCGGCATGGCGGTGTCCTTGGGCACCAAAAAAAGATACTAATTGTTCTATCATGCTATCATTCCTATAAATCGGTTGAGAACAACACGGTTAGCGACACGACCACCAGCATACTTACTAAACGCAGATACTAGACCACGAGTGGTGGCATTTTCTTTTACTTCAAAAGTATTATCTTCTTCTGTATCTAATGCTTCAGAACGGAGAACATAATACTCATCAAAGCCAGCCGTAGTAACAACAGCAAATTTAGTTTTACGGAATGAAGCCTTGATTGTATCATAATTTGCGGTGCGTGGATAGAATTCATATATCTTACGACCAAATTCACGACCAGAAATTACATAAAAACCTAACACATTACAATTGGTGCGAGCTTTCAATAACTTGACATATGCACCGGTATGACTAGCACAATTATATATGTTATCAACAATTTCTTGGTGCTTGGTCAATGGGTCACGAATAATCAAACCAAAATCTCTAATGCCATAGTCTTTACCAATCCTGTGTAACTTGCCTTCTGTATTCTGGTCATAAGTCTGACGGAGTGAATGGCCTTCACCATCAGTTAAAAACACAGAATTTACAACTTGTAATTTATATTGTTTCTGAAATGCAGGAATAATTTCCATAGCGGCAATAACTGCTTCATTCAATGGTGTACCACCCATAGACATAAAGGTAGGAGTGTATCGCTGATTATTGGCCATAAATGTTAAAATCTTGGCCGCTTTGGTAAATTCACCAGCCGACATTTTACTTGATAAAAGATTCATCAGGTAGAAAGGGTTACTTGCAATATCACCTTTCTTTGGTGTAATTTCATACTGGTGTGCATTAAACGATTCAGGTGAAGCGAAAGCATATACATCATATGGAATATTTACTTTCTTACAGAACATTACCAAACTGATTAATTGTTTCATGGTGTTTGCAAGATGGTCGTGCATTGAACCAGACCAGTCTAAGAACATAACAAGACCATGTGATTTACCATTCGGCACCACCGAAATCTTTTTAAAGATATCATCATTGAATTGATAAGAGAAAATCTTCTTCATATCAAGGTCACCAGTTTTGGCCGTAGATGCACGTTTTAACTGGTCGGCATTTTTACGCAATTCAAATTCTTTAACAAGATAGGAAACTACCTTGTTTGTATCACGGCGCAATTTATTATATTGGCCGTTTTCTGCTTTGTCAAAATTTAATGACCAGCGAGAATATTCATCTTCAATTTTTGCATACAAAACCTTGTATGATAGAATGCCTTTCTTCATATCAAATTTTGGAATGTTACCATACATATAATTGCTTGCATTTTCAGCAAACAACTTTTTCTCATTTTGTTTAAATGCTTCATCGGTGAAAGCACGAACATTATCTTGTTCTATTTCTTTGTGGTCAAAACGGTCATCATTACCAATGATTTCGGTATCTTCATCTTCACCATCATCATAATCATCAGAAGCCTGTTTTGAGCCAGATTCGGTTTCGTCACCTTCTTCGGTTTCATCACCAAAGTCATCGTCCCATTCATTGGCAAAATCTTCACCATCATCACCATCTTCATAATCTTCGGAATCTGGTGCATTGGCTTTACGCTCTTCTTCTTTTTGTTTCATAAAAGCCAAAACTTTTTGAGCAACTACCAAAACATCATCATAACTTTCGGTAGATTCAATCTCATTGAGTAAATTTCTTTCTTCAGCACTAAAACGAATACCAAGCATAGCACCGCCTTTGCTGTGCATATTTACTCGGTCAACAAAATTCAATTCGTTTAAATCGACACCGTTAGTGCCAAAGAAATTCTTTTGAGTTAATTCAACATATGCTTTTGTGAAAGATGAACGGAGACCTGGATATTTGTATTTGACTTTCTTTTCAATACGAACATCTTCAATAACATTTGAAATGGATTGTGGGATTTTTAAATCTCTAGCACGAATAAGGCCAGATTCAGGAGTATAAAGTGCATGACCAACCTCATGACCAACAAAAAGGTCATAAAGGTAACCAGAAATATTCTTATCTAAAACAGGAATTGTCAAAACACGATTTTTGACATCAAAGCAAGCAGTAGGAACATTACGCTGTTCTACTACTAAGTTTTCGGTAGCCATCAATTTGGCTAAAAGTGATTTGGATTCAAGTAATTGCATATAAGCTCCTAACGATTAATATAACAATTATACAGGAATCCTATATTCCGTCAAGCATTTTCTTAGAAAGTGTTGTTTTTTAGCAACACCAGTGATTATTGATACATTTCCTTCATCTTTTGGTAGTCGGAAAGGTCTTTTTCGTGTTGAGATAGTATTGCCCACTTGCGAGTTACGATATCCAAGCGTTTCCAAGCAGGAATTTCTTCATCATCCGCTCGTGCCGCTTCAAAAAATAGCATATCATTTGACATTTTTCAAATCTTTCTCAAAAAAGTTGTGTTCAATCGCTGATGCAAGCTCATCGGCAAGCTTCGGATTGAATTTTACAAGAAAATAAGCAACATCTTCAGCAGGAATATGCCTTAGATTGAATATAATCTCATCCATACCTCTATGTATTTGTGTTTCTTCCCATTGTGCTAACATAATTTCTCACATTTCATAATATTGTTCAATTACAACGACATTTTTGCCTCGTTGTTTGGCTTTTCCTAGTGCCACCATGGATTGTAACTCAATTTGTTGTTCTTGGCAAGATAAGGATTCAAAATATTCCTGAAAATCATACCATTCATCATCTGTCCAACCTTTTGGTGCTGACATATCATCTCCTCATACTTGAAATTTCTTTGGCTTCAGTATCCGTGAATACCGGAACAGCATTAGACTTGTGCATTGTGCCGATACCTTTCATTTTATCGCCAGTATAAGAATATTCCGTTTTTTTAACACAAGGTATAAAACCTGTGTCAACGGATGCGTAATGGGGAGTTTCCCTGCCAACAGGAATTCTAGGAGATGGTACAGATTTGGAAATAGTCGTGGACTTGGCATATTTGCAAATCCGTGGTATTTCTGAAATTGATTTTAACCAATCTTCGTGACGTTGTTTCACTAATTTTGGAACTTTGCGTTTTTTAGACTTCGGAATGTAACCGTGTATAATCATAATGTAATCTCCCACTCGGAAATTACAAGTATACTACAGTTTGAGAGAAATGTCAAGAGATAGTGTTGTTTTTAAGACACACATACCAGTACCTATGGTACCAAAGCTTTATTTCAAAAGCGGACACCGATACTTATGTTAAAAAAATTAAAAAATAGTGGAAATAATGAAATTTCTTATAATATGAAATTAAAACCTGGTTGGCCAATCTTCCTTCTCAACCAATTTATGAGAATCTTCATATTCGTAATTTTTTAACTTCTTTACTTCTCCGTGTTCATCACGGCGTTTCTTACTGTGTAGAACATTTCTTGCGTAATCGTAATCATCAGAGTAATCTTTGTTTTTACGAAATTTACCTACAAATTTTGTCACTTACCTCTCCTATTTCATCGTTTCAAAAGTTATGCCTCTAATTTTAGTTTCAGGCATATTATGCATATCCATATTTGACACATAGGTGATGTCGGAATGTGGATAACAAATTTTTACTATTTTAAGTAGTTGGCAGACTGTACCATCAGAATCATTGAATGAGAATACTTCACCGACACATCTTATATTTTCAACAATCTCTCGGCGAGTATTATAATTATGAGTAAACCCACCAAGAGCATAGACCATCCACCAATCTGAATGAACTCCCACGACCAACCAATCACCTTTTCTTCTGCACCGTTGGAGAAAGCGTAAATCGTTAGAATCTAACGGATCGAATTCACCAGCTGTTACGATAATTCGTTCTTTGTCGTGCATTTAGGGTAAAAGATTAGGGAACGCCTCTTTAACAAAATTATATGTCAAACCTTTCACGCCTTGGTCTTTTTTAAAGATACCAATAATAACTTCAGCTTCACGAGGTTCTATTGATTCTAAAAGTTGAATTAATAGTTCGTTTTGTTTTCTTGGAGATAATTTTTCAGCTTCAGGATTTCCTTCTTGGAAAAGATACAACTTTCTAATTTCGGTGGAAAGTTGGCATCGAGATATTCCTGGTTTTGTATCAGGAATTTTATAGTTCTCTGGCATTTCTTTAATTTTCCATTTACACTCCGGATGAAATGTGAATTGTAACACATCTACCAAGGTCTTTGATAGATTCTTTTCAATTACTAACATTCGTTCTTTTTTAGTGGTTACAGCTTCAAATTCATCAAATACTTCATAGATATTTTTCATTAAAATTCCTCAATAACGTCCATTAAATTCTTTAGTTTGTTTTCAATAAAATAATTTAATAGTTTTTGGCGAGATGCCGGTTTTGCTTCATTATATGTATTTATAATTTTTTCTTTGATATCGGTCGGTATTAAAGACAGGTCAATGAGTGTGGCATTTCTGGAATAGTTGGCCTTATCAGTTTCACTATAGTCAACCACATCTTCTTTAAGATACTTATCCAATACACTCTTGGTAATAGGTTTCTGTCGTAAGTCACGGACAAAGCAATCAGATGGTGAGAACATATTTGGAATACCATCACCTTTATCACCACGAATAATCTTCTCTTTTAATTCTAAAGATGGATTATCAGATTTAACAAATTTCTTTTGTGCCGGATTATATTGTTTTACATTACTACCATAATGTTGTAATTGTAAAAAATCTCCATCACTTGATAGAATCAAAATCTTCTCATGAGCCGAATAAATTGGTACAAGTGTACCAATGATATCATCTGCTTCAGCACCCTCAACATCAATTACTTTGTATGGAAAGTTTTCACGCAGTTCAGATTTAAATTTGGCTAACATATCAAAAATCATATGCCAATCTAAATCAGACTTTTCTCTGGTCTTTTTACGACCAGCTTTATAGAACGGGAAAAATTCTTTGCGCCAATATTTACGATTATCACAACATAATACAACATCACCATAATCTTTACGAAAATTACGAATGTGCATACGGAGAATATTTAGAATCATGTGGCGAACCAGACTTTCATCTAGTTTAACACCCTTTTGACTGGATATCTGTGCCATGAGGCCAGACAGTAATACTTGATTTAAATCAACGAGAATCATAACAAACTTTCAACAGTTTCAAAACTACATTATACTATTATTTCTTCATCATGGCAAGCAGTTTATCCATGAGTTTATGTGACGTGGTAGTCTTTCTAGCAACTATGCCATAAAATCCACTTGGTATTAATCCTGAAATGTATTCTAAAGGACAGGTGAGAATGGCTTCAAAGTTATCAACATCATCATATTCTTCCGAATTTTCTAGACTGTCACGAAACAGAACAATGTGATATAGTTTGCCTAAAGTATTACCACCAACATCTTCACCCGGATTTGCATATTCGGATCCCATAATATTGATTTTACCTTCCTCATCTCCTGATAGAAATGTGATAAAATCAAATTTGTCTTTTTTTAGTGGTTGTAGAAAGTCCAGCATCTTTTTCCTTTATGTGAGTTTTTCTTACTCTAACCATAATCCATGTGTTGTAATATTCATCACTTTCCAAAACTCCTCTGGTAAACTGTTCTTTTGCTTCCAAATAAGAACATTGACCTTTAGAGTGGCATAAATGAAGAATCTCACGGACAAAGTTATCGTGTCCGTATTGTAACACATCTTGTGTTAAGATGTCACTACTTCCATAGTAAGTTTGCCAATTTGAACTGGCTTTATATCGTTTCTTTTTACCTTTGACTTGTTTGGTTTTGGCAGAATAAAATAATTTCTTGCCTATGTATTTTTTACCATTCGTCAGATTAGTTATCTGATACACGAACCCGTAATTATTACCAATCAAGTCTTCCGTAAAATCTTTACCATCATATTGCCAGTTTAGTCCCATTCCTTAGTATCCAAATCATCGTCATCATCCTCTATATAGTCCTCGGACAATTCTTCGATTTGTTCACCACAGAATGGGCAATGTTCTGGTAATTCTTGTGAAACCATTTCTTCCATAAAAGAAACATTGTAGGTTGATTCACAACTCAGGCATTCGCCTGATAATGATTTGTTTGTCATTTAAACTCCTTAATGAGCCCAAACTTCACCCCAATTTCCTGACAAAGCTCCTTTTGCATAATCAGTTGCTCTATTCTCAAAGAAATTAGTATGTGTTGGTGCGTTAATCATTTCTTCTACCCATGGTAGAGGATTCTTTTTCACTTTAAACACACCTTTAAGACCCAAAGAGATTAGGCGGCGGTCTGCAATATAACGAATATACTTCTTAACATCTTCTGAAGATAAACCTTCCATTTGATTTACGCCAAATGCTAGGTCAATAAACTTATCTTCTAATTGAACCATTCTTTCAGCAATCGTATAGATTTTTCCTTTGAGTTCGTCATTCCAAATCTCACGATTTTCTTCTATGTATGTTCTAAACAATTTAATCATGGATTCTGCGTGTTGTGTTTCATCAACAATCGACCATGTGATAATCTGTCCCATACCTTTCATTTTACCATGACGAGCAAAATTCAACAACATAATAAATGAACTGAATAGTTGCATACCTTCGGTAAAGGCCGAGAACACGGCAATGTGCGTTGCGGTATTCTCTCTAGTGGTATTCTTACTGGAGATTTCCATAACATAGTCATGTTTCTCTCTCATCGCTTCATACTCTAGGAACTCATTGTAAGTGGTTTCAGGTAGACCTAGTGTTTCAATCAGGTGTGAGTAGGCTGCAATATGTAACGCCTCTCTGGCAGCGAATCCTGTAAGCATCATACGAATTTCAGGTTGTGGAAAATATGGTAGATAGTTCTTAACATAACCACCAGCCACATCAATATCACCTTGTGTGAAAAAACGGAAGATTTGTGTTAGAAATGTTTTTTCTTCTTTAGATAGTTTTTTCTTCCAATCTTTTACATCTTCGGACATAGGAACTTCAGTATGTAACCAATGCGATTGCTCGTGTTTTAACCAGGCCTCATAAGCCCAAGGATAATTAAAAGGTTTGAAATAGTTGCGTTCTTCCGATAGATTTGATTCTATTTTTTTTATCATTATTGTTTTCCTTTAAAATTAACCTTCGCAAGCCAAACATTCGTTGCCTTGTGCAATAGCACTCATATCTAATTCTTTAATCACTTCTCTTTCAATTTTTCTGGCAACTTTGTCTGCTTTACCAATCTTTTCAGAACGACAATAGTATAGAGTTTTCAATCCTTTTTTCCATGCAAGAAAATGACAGGCATGGAGATACTTCAAATTAACATCTGGTCTAAAGAATAAATTAAGTGATTGTGCTTGGTCAATATACTGTTGTCTATCAGCAGCCAATTCAATCACCCATCGTTGGTCAATTTCCATTGATGTTTTAAATACATCTTTATCATGTTCAGACATCCATTCTAAATGTTGAACAGAACCATCATTTGCAATAATAGATGACCAAACATCATTATACCAATCTTCTGGTTTATCATGTGATAGTTTGATAATCAATTCGTCTAACCAACGATTCTTATTTAAGAATGCTCCCGAAAGAGTATCTTGTCGATAAGCGTTAGCACGGTAAGGCTCAATGCTAGGGCTAGTATTACCCATGATAATTGAAGAGGATGCGTTTGGTGCAATAGCCATAAGGTGACTAAAACGATTGCCAGTTCCCACCGCATCAGGAGCCTCACCTCTTTCCAATCCAAGTTCTTTATTAGCTGCATCTAGTCCCTTTCTGATACTACTAAAAATTCTGTTATTGGCTACTTTGGCCATAACTCCTTCAAAAGCAATTCCGTTACGCTGAAGATAAGCATGGAACCCCAAAGCACCAATGCCAATGGAACGCTCTCGCTCGGCGGAGTATCTAGCACGAGCGATAGCATCAGGAGCATTAGCAATAAAGAAACTAAGCACATTGTCGAGCATTTCAGCAACATCTTTAAGAAAGAGAGGTTCGTTTTTCCACTCATCATATGTTTCCAAGTTTAAAGAAGATAAACAACATACTGCAGTTCTTTCTTCGTTTGTTGGTAGAATAATTTCAGAACACAAGTTTGATTGGTGTACCTTTAGTCCTTTATCTTTTAACCATTGTGGTAAATGATTGTTGCTTGTATCAATGTAATGAATGTATGGTTCGCCTGTCATCATACGAAGCTCTAGAATTTTTTGCCAGAGTTCTTTTGCTGATACAACTTCACGCACCTCACCTGAATGTGGGTCTTTTAATTCCCAATCATCTTTTGCTTCAGGATCAAGCATACAAGTTTCAATGATTTGCATGAAATCATCGGTGATGTTAATACCGTGATGAAGATTTAAACAACGGACATTTGGATCGCCTGTCGGCTTCCGCATGTCTAAAAATTGAGTAATGTCTGGATGAGAAATATTGAGGTAAGCAGCATAACTGCCCCTGCGAGTGCGACCTTGCCGGTATGCCAAAGAACTGGCGTCATAGATTTTGAGGTGAGGCATGACACCAGTAGATTTATCGTCTGCTGAACGAATACCAAAGCCAATGCCAACACCACCCCCGAGCATAGAAAGCCAATTAGTTTCTGATAGATTATCAACTAGTCCCTCCGCAGTATCTTCAATATAGTTAAGGAAACATGATATAGGCATCCCACGCTTAGAACGACCAAAAGAAAGAATGGGAGTAGAATAAGACAACCAATGTTTACTGCTGTAGTCGTATAATCTCTGTGCGTGTTCCGGATTGGAACTAAACGATTTTGATACAAATGCGAATCTGTGTTGTGGTGATTCTTCATCTTCTTTCATGTAACTTTCTTTAAGTCTTTTAATTCCAAGTTCATCAAATAATTTATCTCTTTCTAAATCTATCTTAATGCCTAGGTATTCCATGTATTCGCCTTGCTTTGTTATTGTGTTATAAATTCTTGAATCATCGGGAAAACCGGTTCGATTGCTTTAGCACAAGCCAATGCAACTTCACGATGTTCCTTTTGGGTACCTTTTTCGCTTCGTAGTTGTATATAGTGAACCCAAGACCTTAGTGTTCCATTCATATACAGCCTTGAAACTGTAATGCCTTCAGGCAATACTGCTCGTGCCTGTTCTTTCGCAATACCGTGTTCAATAGCCCAACGATATGCTCTCTCTGCTGCTACGATAACATAATCTTGTTGTGTTTCCCAATTTAATTTCAAACCAACATTATCCGTTTCAATACTATTTTGTCGATTCTTTTCATCTTGCAGTCTTGCTTCTTTAAATTCAAAGCCCAAATCTGCTACTGCATATCTTTGAGAAAACTCTTGGAATGAAAAGGAACGATGTCGTAATATTTGCCTTGCTATATCTCTTGTAGTTTCAATTTCTAAACATATATTCACCATTTCGAGTGGCGACCAATGTTGATGCTTAATTAAATAACGGACCAACTTTTCAGCTGTATCGCTATTGTTTTGATTTGATGGGTTTGAAACTCTAGCAGCATATGCAACTTGCTCTAGTAAATTCTTGCCATCTGTTCCTTGTGTGTATGATATTAATTTTACATTCATAACTTAAACCTTCTTCCAATTCACCAATTCTGCTTTTGCTCTTAAATTAACAAATGTATATTTACTTATGATATCTTGAATTTCATCTGGTGAGAACCCATCTAGTATCATATCATTAATGTCTTTAGATTCAATCATTTCTGGCCAAATCACTACTTGATAATGTTTTTCTATCGCTTCATCAATTTTTTTAACTATCTCTTTATTACGGGGTTCATTATCAAACACCAATGTAACTTTGGACTTATCGTATATCGACATGATTGATTCCAAGTTACTGTCTGCGGTAGCCACAGCATTGTCTAGGAACATACTGTCAATAGGACCTTCCACCACATATATCATCTTCTCCTCGTCTATCCTATCAAGTCCAAAGAACTTGTGGTTATCTTCGTGAAGTTTGATAGTGATGTATCTTAGTTTAGATTCACCTAGTGCTCTCCCTTGAACAGCGACCAAGTTCTTTTCTTTATCATAAAACGGTATGACGAGCCGATTGTCTTTCTCTTTAAGGTTTGTGTTCTCAATCCCAAGACTTTGTATGAAGGCTGCGAAATCTTCTGCATAGTATAGTTGCGAGAAAAAGTCCTTCGGAATCCGTCTTTGCTGAACATAGACTTTAGCAAAATGCGCTTCTGGTAAAGAGTCGATAGATGGAAGATCCAATGACTTTTTGAATGTCGGTTTCTCCGTTTTGAATTCTTCAAATTCTGGAGTTTTATGGTCGCTTTTGTTGTTATCACCATTTTTATATCTTTCTACAGCATATTCTTTTATAAGTGTTGGGTCAACTTTGTCCAAAAAGTTATAAAATGAAGTTGAAGCACCACAGTTATGACACATATAAAAGTAGTCATTCTTTTTGCGATAAACATAACCACGAGATTTGGTTTTATTTTTCTGTGAGTCGCCACAGAGCGGACACCGAAAATTATAAAGGTCATCCTTCTTCTGAGTAAACCTTTGTAATTTTGGCGAAATGCGGAGCAAAAAAGCTCTGTCAATGAAAACACTCATAATATATTTAAGTTAAGTTGTAATGCTATTTAATGAACTTGATTATTGTATCAGGATTAAAGTGAGAAATCAACCATGATATAGCAACAATACCACCTGCTAACATCCACTTCCATTTGAGTAAAGCATCCAGAGCATCTTTCTCTTGTTTATTGTGGTCACTCATATCTTTACGCAAAGATTTAAATTCTTCCATAATCTCTTTATTGGAAGTTTCCATTTTGTCCAAAACGGTATCTATTCGCTGATGTATCTCTTTGATATCAGCTTCCGTTTCTAACCTACGATTATCCATGTCCGTGTAAACCTTTGCAATATGGCGGTCGTGTTGATCCACCAGTTTTTCTATGACCTGATCCATTTTATTACAAAGAGCAGATAAAGTCAATACTTGTGTCTTTAAAACACCAATATCCACTTTAATGTCGATATCGCCAAAATCTGCCATTTATTTTTTCTCTGGAACTGCTGTGCCTTCTAATTTCTTATGCACTTTGATTTCTTTACAAACTTCTTTTTCTTTACCAGTTTTTGCATCTTTGGTTATGACACAAGATTTTTTGGTTTCAGCTGCATAAGCAACTTGATAACCAACAAAAGACCAAACTACAAGATTAAGTGCAATTAAAAACTTTTTCATTTTTTCCTCTTTTGAATAATTTGATTTATGAGATTGTCATTATCTTCTGACTGTTCCGTTTTCTTTACTAATGCTTCAGCAAAGACATCTGGTGCGGCCACAGGATGTTGAGTGCAAACCGATGCATCTCCTTGGCCAGCTTCTGTTAAGAATTCTGTACCAAATTTAATTTGTTGAATAGGACACTTACATTCAGCTGTAGGTGAACCATTGATTGTTTTACCAATGTTACAAATCATACTCCAGCAATTCGTAGAGCCAGGAGCAAACTTACCAGAGCAAGCCTGAACGGATGCTTTGGTTGCTGACTTTGGTGTGGTTACAAAATTACTGGCTTCTTGTGGATAGAATACTTTTGGTGCAAATAAACTCCATACTTGTCCTGATGGAGCAGCACAAGAACCTTTCATGTTACCACCAGTTAAATCGGCAATTGCTTTTCCTTTTAGAATAGGACAGGTACAAACAACTTCTGGCCATACTTGACCATCATTAGTTGTAATTGTTTTTCCTGTTCTTGTGCAAGTAGAAGCTGCACAAAGAGCATAATCACCATCACACATGGCAATCGTAGGTGTTGTTTGTGCAAAAGTTAAACCACTAAAAAACATCAATAGAGATAGACATAGTTTTTTCATTTTTGTTCCTTTTTAATTATCAACAAATACACATAGTTACTGGACAAGCACAAGGTGAAACACTTGGGAAAGCAACAAAGATAACAATAGCTATTGTAATACCAGCAACAGCGGCTATAATAATGTTTTTCATTTTTCTTCCTTTTTAGCAAATTTTTCTGAGGCGGTAAAACCTAGTCCTGCAATCACCAAGTATATCATTGATTCAAATAGTGATGGTGTTACTTTATAACCAAATATGTCGGCAACGAGTGCAAATGCACATACAGCAAAAGATAGTAATGTTACAACTCTTTTGCTACTGACAGAACTATTTGTTCCATCGGATAACATACTATTCAACCAATTCATTTATTATAACTCCGGTTGTGGTGGTTGAGCAGGCATCGGTTTACCTGTTGAACTCATCATTACTGAAGGACTAAATGTTGGTGTTGCGGTAAATTGATTTGTGTTGCCACCAAACGAACCAGTAAACTGTGATGTATTTCCACCAAAGCTTGTTGATGGACTTGGTGTGGTTGGTGCTGGCGATACTGTTGTTGGTCTATTAGCCAATTCTAATGCTCTCTTTTGTGCATCCTTATCACCACCAGCCAACATGATACCTGACAATGTACCAGTCAAGAATGTGGCGATAGGTACAATCAACTCAAAGAACTTTTGGTCGATTGGAGAAATAGCATTGAGTGGTTGTGTTACAAAAATTAAAGAATACAACACAACGAATACAATACCAAACAATGTGAGTGTCAAACAAATACCAATGAAAAACTTCAGACGAGCCATTAACTGCTCTTCTGTATACATGAAATCTGTTTCTGGTTGTTTTGTTTCTTTGTTAAATAAATTCATTTGCAATTCGCTCCGGTTACTGTTGGTGTTGGTGTTTTTTGTGTGAGTGACTTATCTCCAGCAGGACCAACTCTTGGATCATTTTGACCTTTAAAAATATGTTCCGGACAAGTTCTAGTTACATCACACCATGGTAATTTACATATATCTTTATCCCAATTTGCCGGATCTTGGCAAGGATATCGAAATCTATCACCACTAAAATAAGCCAATGTTAAAGGCAATAATAATATAAACAAAATCCACTTTAATAACTTCTTGTCATTCATTAATGAACTCCTAATACATGAAGTGCGTGTTCATAATGTTTAATCCTATCTTCAAGACCAATGGTACCACCATTGATACGCTTAGTTAATGTTAGTATGTCACCTTTGTCAGCCCATTGATTTAGGTTATTTGTTTCCCAAAACCAGCAGGCAGATTGAGCGGCACCTTCAAATGTTTGTAGATATTCGGATGCTTCTTCAACAGGCACTTCAATTGAAGCAGCAAACCAAGAATAGTTCTCTTTACCGGTCAATTGAATTAGACCACGACCACAATATCTGAAACCATCACCAGAAGCCTCATCGCCATTACCCATACGATTAGCATAGATACGATTTGCAATCGCTTCTTGTTTGTTTGGTTTGTTTGCATACTCGTTGGCCAACTCATCTGTTGGAAAATACTTAGAAAAGAGTTTACGCAAAGTTGGTGCTCGATAATTTAAGTTCTCTTTAAGAAATACAAAATTACCAGATTCGTGAGCGCACTGTGCTATGAAGGCTGCAATACGCTGTGGTGTATTGATACCGTAGTCCGGTAACAATTGTGACAAGGCATTGTGCCATTGGTCAATATAAGGATTTTTTGGCAGTAATTGCCTTAGTTGTTCTTTAGTCAGTTCCATTATTTTTTAATCATTCCTAAAATTTTAGCTTTAATTGTTTTAGCCCAAAACGGCTCTGGAAAGTGCCAACCAACAAAAGCACCAACTAAAATCCAAAATAGAGTATCTAACATCTTTTTCTCCTTATGCCATTAAAGAAACTGCACCAATAGCAGCGTTGATGATTAAATTTAATTGCTCTTTCAATGCTAATCCTTCAGCATCATCAGCAATGCCTTCCATAATGTTAATACCTTTAAGTAACTCAACATATTCTTCTTTACTGATTTGGCCTTGTTCAAGAGCCTTATTATATTCAATAATATAAGAATTTAATTGTTCTGGTGTCATCTTGGTTTGCTCCCTAATACGTGCTGAATGGTGTCAGCAGATTTAACAACTTGTTGTAATTTTGCTTTACAAAATATTGGTGAAATCTTTTCTGCTTTATTAAAATAATCTCTTGTATCTTTTGTCAATGTCAATAACTTGGTTGACATATTATCAGCATCTTTGTTTCGTGGTATATGAGTTGTAAAATTCTTAAATTCTAATGCTTTGATATACAATTCATTTACCTGTGTAACAACTAGTATATGGTTACCACAATTTTCTTCAGCAACTTGTGCCTTTGTTTTAATATCATTAACAATAAAGTATTCGTTAGTGTCATACTTAGCCATAAAGTAAGCATCAAATACTGTACAACCACTCAGTAACACAGCAAAGGATAAAAGTATTAATTTTTTCATTAATTACACCATGATTGTTTTGCATCACCAAAGTATTCACGAGCAAAACCATTTTGGATTAGGCCTGTGCGTAATGATTGGCCATCTAAAACGATGTCACCCAAGACACGGCCACCAAATTTATCCCAGCTATACAACACAACTTGACGCTTGGTAGATTTTGCAATGGCGGCTTTTGTAAATTCAGTAGCGGCCTTACCACGGGCATCTTCGGAAGGACATTGAGCTCTGTGTCCTTTTTCTGGAGTATCCACACCGAATATTCTAACGGCAAGTTCGGGTTTAAGTGGTGCTGGTAAAAAGGGAGCCGCTATGACCACAGTATCGCCATCAACCATGCGGACAATCTGTGCATCATAGGTTACACCTTGCGGAGTTTTTTGTGCCATTGCTATTATTGGCATTGCAAATAATACAAGTAGTAATCTTTTCATTTTACACTTTCAAATATTTGTTTCTGTTGTTTATACCACAATTGCCATGCATTATATCTATCTTGTAACTCATAATAGAGTCCATAATTTTCATTAGCATTTTGTAACAGGTCTGCTAATGTCTTTTTATCTTCACTTAGAGGCTTTAGAACCGGAGCGGGCTCCATTAGCACTTGAGGAGCTTCTGGAAACTTTTGGCTCAACGGCACGGTTGTAGAGCACCCAAGCATCATCAGACAGCTTGCACTCAGCATTAATAGCTTCTCTCTTTGCTTCAATGTCTTTAGCATTTCTATTCACCTTCTCTTTAATCAACTCTTTATTCTTACTAACTTCATTTGCCAACTTTTCATTGACCTTTGCAGATTTAATTTCTGCTTCTTTTATCTTTGCTTGCATTTCGGCTATTCTAGCACGATATGACATTTCTGTGGCATATCCTCCTTCAAAGAATACACCAACTACTAATAACACTATACCTAATTGTCTGCCAACCAAAGCGTATGGTTGAATTACAGGTATAAATTTAACAAGTGATCCTACAAATGTCAATAACAATCCAAGTATAACTAGACCATGTATTGCCCATTGTAAAATCCAATCAGGTATGAATGACAAAAACCACATATTAAGCCTTTGGAGATTTTCTCCTGATAGACATCATAACAGGACTTTTCTTTCTACGAGGTAAATAAACACCTGGTTCTCCACCTTTAGGCAGTCCACTACCAGCAATTGCACCACTACTTACAACATTCGTTGGACCGGCAGAACCACCCATAGCACCATCTTCTTTAACACAATTTGGCACCATGCGGTTGCCTTTTTTCTTCATACCTTTTGCTGTGTATCCTGTCCAACAAGCTTCATCAACTTCTTCGGTCTTTACATTGATTGGTGCACCACGGCGTTCTGGATTAGGATCCTCTCTACGCTTTCTTTGAGCAGCGCTAGCACGAGCTTCTTTACCAATTGCGTGTGCTTTGGCCTGAGGTAAGCATTTTGGTTTACCTTCACCTGGTTCTCTTGCACAATCACCTTTGATATTACCTTTGGTGTCCATGCGAACCCACTTTTGTTTAAACCATTGGCGTAAATCTTCACCAAGATACTGTTTAAATGATTTCATTAACAGTTCCACTTTCTTAGTGCTTTGTTGATACGGCTATCAGGATCGTTTGCTGTCTTAGCAGATGTCAATCGTTTCTTCATGCCACCCATTCTAGCACAAAATGATTTTCTACGATTGGCTGCTTTAGAACCCGGTTTTAATTTAGATGGCTTTGTTGTAACAGCCATTGATAATTTAGAACCTGGATTTTCTCTACGATATGAAGCAATACCTTTACGGTTTAAACCACCTTCTGGATCTTTACCCGCAGCTCGTTGCCAAGCTGGAGATTTTTCATCTAAGGATTCTTCTGATACAAATTGTTTGAAAGTTTTCATATTTGCCTCAATATCTCTGCGACATTAACATCTATTGGTATATCTGTGACTGAAATGTTTTTACCTTTAATACCGTAAATCATTTCTGGTACAATATTCAAATAAGCCAAGAAAGTTTTAAGTATATCATAATCTCTCTCGTCTATTTTATAGAATAGTATTCTTGCCGTGTGTTTTGGACCAAAAACATTATTCAATAAAATAATATGATTTAATATTAATCTCTCTTTAAGAGATTTAGTAATTTTATATCTGCGGAACAAACGCTTTAAATATTTTGTTCTTTTAATATCGTTTTCAAATTCAGACATAATACAATGTGGTGCGTTGTAACACTTCATTGCATATATCAAAAAATTATCATCATTTAAATCATCAATCATTATTCTTCTTCTATGTCTGGTTCCTCTGAAGAAAGAAAATCATCTAGCTCATTTTCATCAGAAATCATTGCTTCAATATCATAGTAACCGTTATCATTCATTTCGTAAGAAAAATAAAAGTAATGTTGAACTTCATCTAAATTATTCAGTTTCTCTACTGTGCCATTCAATTCGGCACCCGAGCGAGCACCGAATTGGTCTATATGGACAATTTCTTCACCAACTTCTAAGTCATGAAACACCACTTTGGGGAGAGTGATACCAAACAAGGACAAAACTTTACTAGAACGAATCCAAGCGGAGTAAGGATTCATGTAGTTGCCATTTACAGCCAAAGCTAGGTTGCGGTTCAATTCTTGGCGAGTTATTTTGTCCGCCAAGTTTGAACCACTTTTTTCAATGTGTGCGACAGGGATTGTGAAGTCCCTATCTTCCACAACAAACTGTTTAAAACCTAACATTAAACGCCTTGGAATACGGAGTTTGTGCTTGTATTGCCAGAACTTACGTTCAATGCAGTTGGAGCTGCAAGAACAACTAATGTTTCTCTTAGTTGACGTTTTGTACCATCATTGTTCACTTTATATGTGAAACGATTCCATCCTTGATGAATACCATTGTTTGCACCAGCAATCAAAGAATTTGCTAAACGAGTAGCTGTTACCATAATGGTGTCGTTAGCAAATCGTGCAGCTGTATTTGTGCCGTGATTAACAGCTGTAGCGAACACTATGGTTTGGCCAGCGGCAATTGGTGCAATCGTGTTGTTTGCAAACTTAACAACAGCTGACTGTGAAGTGCTGTTTATAAAGGTACCAGTTCTTACAATTGCGACACTATTATTACTGCGTTTAAAAGCAATATCGTTTTCATCAATAATAGATGTATCAAAGAATCTTGATAATCCGTTATTTGCAGTTGCATAAACATACATTCCATTAGCAACACCTGCTGCAGCTGGACTGGTTGTAAAAACAATTTCGTTGGTGCCAAGTGCAGTTGCATTGGCGGTTATTAATACGGCCACTTCACGAACTTCTCTCATTTCTGGAAAGAGTGGTTCGTTATTAGCACGGTCTGTATTGCCCCAAAATGATGACATCTTTTTCTCCTTTTAACCTCGGGTTATTGTTGCTTATTTATCTGTTTTTTTATTGCTGATTTGATTATCTGGTTTTACTGGTTTTCTCATTACAGGATCAATTTCTAAAGTATCTCTTGGTTGGCCTGTTAATGTTGTTCCACCCTTTAAAATCATAGCGGCTTGACTATTTTCATCACCATAAACCTCTTGTTTTTCAACTTTTGGTTTCTTACCATATGACGCTACTGATTTATCTTCTTTTTCATGGTCATACAAATCTTCTTTGACCATTCTATGTTTCTTATATAATGACTTAATCATGCGAGCTGATTTAGACATTTCTTTTTTCTTGGAATATGTTGGCTCTCTATCATCAGCCTGAGTTCCCATATCAAAGGGTGTTTGTGTTGCAGCCTGTGTATCTTGAAATACATCTTCACTGGTTGGTTTGTGACCGGTTAATCGGTCAATAGCACTATCCCAAGATTTAGAACGAGTTTTGATTCTTTGATTGTGTGCTTTACGATCCATGCCAGGTTTTTTTGGTGGAACAACGGGTTGTTGGCTCAACCAAGATTTAACTGTAGACTTTTTAAGTTCATCAATCTGTTCCGATTCTTCTTTAACAGTAGTGTGTCGTTCTACTTTTGTCAACCGGCAACCTTCTTTACATTTTTCATTTGCTTGACGAATTGCATCATCATCGTCTTTTGCAACTAACAAATTCATTCCTGTCCATTCACCTGTTTTTGGATCTTCATAATGTGCTGCGTGTGTATGAGAATCATTTTTTTCAGTAACAACTTCCTCTTTCATTTTCAATTCGTCTTTTCTTTTACCAAAAGTCTTATGAACAAGAGTATCTAACTTTTTATGAAATGAGGTTTCTTTTTGTTTACTGATACCAGCTTCTTCTTTGTTTAAATGTTTCTCTAAACGGTCAATAGCACCTTTTAAGTCACCAGTTGGTTTTTCATATTGACTATGTTTCTTTTCTCTTTCAGCTGCGGCTTTACGAAACTTATCTAACGCTGTCATCTTTGGTTTCTTTTCTTCAGAAAATGACCGTTTAGCCATGGCTTTGGCCAACTTACTCATTGCTTTCTTACGAGGTTCAGCACGCTTTGGATCTTTACTGGTTGTTTTGAGAACATAGGATGCCAAAGTTTCTGGCGCCAACTCATCAATCTGCTCAACTTCTTCTACTTGTGCTCGTTGTGTTTTCATTTTGTCGGCAACAGTAGTTGAAACAAAATTAATTGGATCATCAAACTGATGGTCACGCCTCCATTTATGAAACTCAGAAGATTTTGCATGAGATATTTTTGTATCTTTACTTACAAAATCTGGATTAATACCACGAGATTTAAGGTATGCGTGTAACTCACCCCTTTCACTTTCGGTAATACCAACACGGGCAGACCATGGTTCATTTGGGTCGGTGCCAAAGGTGGGTTTCTTTTCACCCCTAACAATTAATTTTAATTTCTTTGCGTCCATTATTTCACCTTAACCGTTATTTCCTGGTGCTTTACCTAACATCTCTGTTTTGATACGTTTCATTGCTTGACGAGCCAAATCTTTAGCACGGGACATTGGTGTATGCTTTGCACCAGATTTATCTGTTACTGTGCCACCAATTTTTTTGTAAGGTCCATCAAAAGGAGGTTGCTCAGCATTTGTTACAAAAGGAACTGTATCCGATTCAGGATGTTTACCTTCTGTAACACCACGAGCTTTGGCCAAATTTTCTTTTGAAGAAATAGAATCTTTACTTCCAGCCTTTGCATCAGCAACTGTCAATGGTTTGTCACCACGAGCTTTGCGAATGAAAGCTGGAATGTCAGACTTTTTTACTTCTTCTTTCATTGGACCTCCACGAAATTTTACTTTTGTGGATTTAGCATCAGAACCAGGACCAACATCATCTTTTTGTGCTGTTGGTTCTTGGCCTTTTAATGTGTCTTTGGTACGAACACTTGGATCGATTTCTTCTTCGACTGTATCTTCTTTCATTGCCTGTTTTGTTGCTGTAGCATACATTACAGATTTAGCATCTTTTCCATAACGCTGTCTAAATCCAGCAAAGCCTTTTTTCATAGACTTAACAATCTTCTCACGCTTGGCCATTTCAGCATCAGTCATTTCTTTTTCTTCTAATTCATACACTTCTAATAAAGCATCAATATCTTCATCAGACCAATCTTCATCTTCTTTACGGAGCTTAGCAAGAATAGCACCAGCAACACGTTTACCTGCTTCAGCTGAACCATAGCGTTCACCAGCTTTCTTTGCAATCATACCAAAAGCTTTTCCTGGTTTGCCAATGTCTTTACCAGCACGAGCAGCTTTGGCGGAATAACCTGCTTTCTCGTCAATTAATTCTTCTTGTTCGACTTCTTCACTTACCGACTTCCAACCACCACCCATTGCTTTGTATTTTTTTGAAGCCCAACCATTGGCATAAGCAGATGGATATACAGCAAATTTAGACTTGGCAGCTGCTTTAGCCCGAGCCCATTTTTCTGGACTTGTAGGCACATTTTTTTCTTCTAAAGATTCAACTTCTTCTTTTTGTTGGCCACGGAGAATTGCAAAATCTTGAGCATCAATCTTGTTATTTTTATTCTTGTCAATCTTATGTTGTTTACCTTTGAGAGCCTCAATTAGTTTATCTTTAAACTCAGTATCTTCTTTCATTTTCTTATCAGCAACTGCCTTCTTCATCGGCTCTTTCTTGTCACCGTCTTTGTCCATATCTAAGAAGTCTGGCTTGGCAGCTTCATCATATCTGCCTTTAGTTTTCATATAATCCTCTTTGTCCTTTTGCATCAAGTCTTTTGTCTTAGGACCTTTGAGTGTATCAATATCACTTTTGGTTTGGTCACGGCGTGCTTTAGCAGAATTGCCATAAGAAGAACCATATACTTTCATGCCAGTAGAAGTCATGACTTTTTCAGCTTCAGCCAATTCACTTTCTTCTTTGTGCATTTGGTCTACATGCTTGGATACTTCACCATCTTTACCATGCATTTTCTTTTCATGTTTTTTTACTTCATCTTTACATGAATCTTCTTTTTCTGTAATTTCTTTTACAGCTTCGGCAACTGAATTCATTTTTAACTTATTAACGAACATTTTATTTCTCCTGTTTGTTCTTCTTTTTAATTTTTATTTGTGTACCAATATTTCGTTCTGCGTCTTTATAAGATTGCATGGGCTCAAAATTTGTCGCACCATTCAAAGTTCCACCTACACCCATATCAGGTATAGAAATGTCATTTTGAAATCCTTTATATTCTTTAATTGTTTTTCTAAAACTACTAAATTCTTTTTGTTCTCTGTATGTTACATCGCCTAGACCGGACATGGGATATACTGTTCCCTGCTGGCGTGTATCAAATTCTGGCCCCACACCTGCGGTGTTCCGTAATCTTTGACTTACGGTTGGGGCATCTACTATTCGTTTCTTCTTTACTTGCTCTTTGTCTTTGGAGAAGTTGGTTTCTTTCGGTTGCGGGTTGACTGTGAGCGTGGGTTTGTTTTCTTCGCTGTAGGTGCGGAAGATGAAGGTTTTACGCTTGCTGTTGGAGTTCCATTTGAGGTCATCTCCGTTGGAGTCGTTTGGCCTGTTGTCGGCTGGGTAGCTGTCGAGTCCGGCTGCTTTGGGCACACCAGTTTGGATGAGGCGGGCTTTATTTTCAAATAGTTTAGAATTGATTTTAACATTTTTTTCTTCCTTAATTAAATTATCACTTATATTTAACTTACCATGTTTTTCTAACCATGATAACGATATATCTCCACAGACTTTACCCTCAATGAAGTTATGAATATTTAGGTAAGTTTGAGTTATATCTTCTTCGATTGATTCCAAAGAACCAGTATTGTCTACCTGAATGAACTGGTCAAAGGATTCTGCAAAAAGCTCTTTATTTTTCTGAGCTTGTGACCACTTATCATACCGAATAGATTCCACCATCATACGAGCCAATTTGGTATTTCTTTCTTGACTTACCTCATTGGTGGTATTAACAAATACCATCATGGTTGAGTAACCCAAATCTTCCAGTTCTTCTTTGATATGATTGATTTTATCGATACTATCTGCTGGTCCATTAATGATTAGTGGACCACGGTTACGAATGGCTTCTCTACGGAAGTCATTGGTTTTTTCAGATAATTTCTGTTTATCTGCAAGATAATCAAAGGCTTGATTAGAATTCAATTCTACTGCACGGGACTCAGGTATCGATTCACGGATGACAATATCTTTACCTGAACCAGGTCCACCAGTTACGAATATTGCTTTGAATAGGCCACGATTGACATTTTCGTGGATTCCCATACCTTTGCGTGTATCATGATAGAGTTCTTTGGCATGATTGTCAGCAACGTGTTCTGGTACACCTTTTTTAAATTCTTTGTAATTACCTGAAGCAGCGTGTTGGCGCATTTTGGTGCCAGACATACCCTCAGAACCTTCAGCGTCTGGATCACGATGGCCAGCAGAATGAACAGTAATCTTTTTGAAATCGTAGTGGCCGTGTTTACCTTTTACACCATTGTATTTGTTTAACGAATCTTTGAATTCTTTAACACGGTCAGAACCAACAACAACATGAAGGTGAGTTACACCTTTTTTATGTAATTCGGCTGCATGATGAAAAATACTTGGTTTCTCTTTTGTAGAGTTTTCAAAATGAGTACCTGGAGAGTATCTTTTGAGATGTTTAACTTTAGTTTCACCGGATAATGGGTTCTTTTTAGAATCTTGTGAGTGTGAAACAATAACCGAATGCGAAGCATTATGTTTGTCTGCAACCTCTTTTACTTTATGAATAAGTTTCAAATGTCCAGTTGTAGGAGGATTCATGCGACCAAAGGTCATCACATGGTGTTTCTCACCTTGTTTGGTTTCTTCTACTAGTTCTAAAAATGATTTCATTTTAATCTGAATGAGCCTTTCCATCACCTTTAAAACTTGTAAGTGGGTCACTACTTGATGATACTCTCATTCTGTGAGTTGCAAACTTTTTACCTTTGTGTAAAAAGTGAACATTACCACCGGCGTGTTGTGTTGTAATATTTTTATGGTCGTGTAGAATGTGATTCCAATGTTCACTTGGATTAATTGCATGGTGTAAATCTACAGAACCTTCTTTTTTACCAGAAACGTATGTTGTGTGCCTGATATGTTCGTGACCGTGATGTTGCATAGGAGTTTTATTTGATTGTAAAACATGAGTCCTAATGTGATGAACTAAATCTTCTTTTGATTTACTTTTTAACTGTTTATGCACATGAGCAGCCAAATCAACCACAGCTTTGTGATTTCTTTTTACAACATCTTCTTTCATTTTAGGATCATTTCTCATCATTTCTTTTCTTTTTTCTGGACCTTTTACACCAACTAATTTTGGATGTGCTTTTAAAAGTTCTTCTCTATGCTTATCAATAATATGATGGCCTCCGTGTGTTGCTTCCATGCCTGGATTTGAAGCTGTAATATGTTTATTTTTTCCATCTGTAACTTTTAAACTTACTCCATGAAATTTTTTCTTACCAGCTTTATGACTATGAACAACAATATCAGACGCATCTTCTTTTTGTGAAGCTTCTATACCTGTCGACCTTTTTGTGTCGCCTGGTTGAGATGTCCAGTGAACATGAGAAATTTTGTGGCCAGATTTTTCAATATGTTTTTTTATATTCTCAGCTGCACTTTTGGCTTTTGTTTCTAATCTTTTGTATTCATGTGGATGTAAGACTTTTTTAATTTTATCGTGAGCTTCTTTTGGAGACAAACCCTCTTTGTCTGGATGTTTCTCCATGTGTTTTCCACCATTGAGGTGTTTGCCAACCAATAATTCATGTAAAACACCTTTAGCGTTAGAACCTAACTTAGCTTGTTTTTCTTCTTCTGTTAGACTTTGTAAAAACTCCTCACGCAGTTTTTTTTCTTCTTCATCTTCATCAGGATTAAAATCTTCTTCATTCTCATCATGTAATTTTTTAACATCTTCATCTTCATCATGATTTTTCAAATATTCAATAAAATCTTTAATTTTTTGAGCTAAGGTTTTTTTATCTTCTTCAAGTAAACCTGCTCTTTCACGATAGATGTGTAATTGTAGTGACATTTTTTTATTTTCTAACTTTTAATAAATTTTGTTTAGCAAATTCAGCACGGTTAACTAATTTGGTTGGTTGATTGTCGTGATGAACTACGAAACCTTCAGGTTTAGACTTTTTACCTTCAATGTGGTGTTGGTAATGTCCTTCGTGTGTTTCTAAAGATTTAACCAAAGCATTTTTAGCTTGGTGCAAATGGTGATGCATTGACAATAAGTTTCCATAATGTGCTTTGTGTTTTTCAACATGAGCAATCTGTGATTCACCTTCTTTGGTCTTTTCAGACTTAGATTTCTCGGTAGTAACTTTGGCAGCCTGCTTTGCATGGACATCATGTAAGTGTTCTTTGAATCCTTTAACACTTGGAACCTCATCATGTCTTACTGTCTTGTTTATGTAGGTTGATAGATGGCCAGCTTCTCCACTATGCTTTGGATGAACTGAATCGTACATCTTGTGTCCATGAGTGTCGTGGATTTCTTTGGCGGCAGCCATATGTTTTTGAAAGTGTTTTTCATTCTCAGCAGAATGTTTTACTTTACTTGTATCATGTTCGGCACCATGTATATGAACATCCGGATGTTCTTTGAACTTGCTCATATCAACATGAGGTGTGTTGTGTTTTAAGTCATTACTATATTGAGTATGGACCACAACACCAACTTTAGACTTTTTAATCTTGTCAGCTTCTTTACCTTTAGCGGTATATGTGATGGTATTTGGTGTGAAAGAAACATCACCTTTAGCTTCTGCTAGATAACCCTCGTGTAGTGTTTTGGTATCTGCATGGTGCATCAAGTCGCCTTGAAATACACCTTCTTTTGGTGTCACTTTTGGTAGATGTTTGAGAGCGTGTTTGAGTGTTTTTGCAAGACCAGGTGAATGACCGTGATTCTTATCAATGTCTGCTTCTGTGTGATTGATTTTTGGATTTTTATTAAATGCAGATTTAGTTGCAACAAAGAATTTATTATTCTTAGGGTGATGCCCAAAAACAATCGATGGTGAGCCATCATATTTCATTGTTAGATTGGTGCTCTTATGGCCACCAGTCATATGTGTATGAGCTTTCATCAAAGCTGCGTGAGCGTGTTCAAAACCTGTGTGACCATGCATTAATGGTCTGTCTTCCGCATGGTGAATGTGTTTAAGTTCGGAACCTTGTTCAGATTCTTCCGTTAAGAATGACTTAAATGATAACATTGAATTTCCTTCTGATTTGCAATACACTTTGATTGCCGGTCGCTTATTTATACAACTTCTTGGTTCTTGAGCTCAAATCTTAGAAAGATTGGCTTCGATACATAGTGACTTAATTATTCCATTTTGTACCTTCAAAATCCAACCAATAATTGGTCATCCGACCTTTTCCTTGAAGTAGATAGAATGGTAAAGTATGAACCAATCCTCGACTGGATCCATAGTATATCAGGTCTTTAGGTCCTCTGTCAAGCGCCCAAGCAAAGTGGCTAGAACCTGTATCACCACCCACAAATACCTCGGCCGTGGTAATGTGGTAATAATTCTGAACAAAATTGGTAGAATACCGCCAACCTTCAAATGGGCAACCTTCGGTAGGTTCACCTTTTTTACAGATTATCTTTTCATAATCCTTATATTCTTCGGTAGAATACTTGGCAATAATTTGTTCATACACACTCTTTGGCCAGTTTCTCCATTGATTGTATGGTGCATCGAACAATGGAAACACAGCAATCTTTTTTTCCATTGGTGCATTATTTGGTATTTTTACCAAGTCACTACAAATATCTCTAAAATCCCAAACATTTACTTTTCTCCAAGGTAAGGATTCTGTACCTTCTTCTTTGGAGAAATAGTTAGTCATCTTCAACATTATCTCATAAAATGTCTGACAATGTGTGTCGGAGCTAACATTTCCTGGTTTCAAATGAAACTGTATTGTAGGATTGTTATTTGTTTTTCTAATGTGTTCTAAAACATTCGCAACAGCAATCATATCACCATTACGAACTGTACCAAAAGTACCTGGTTCAATATTGATAATCATACTGTAATATCTTTCACATAAACTAATTTAGATTTACGATTGCCATAGTAATGCCGTTTGAAATCAAACTCAACAGGATGGCCGTCCCAAGTTCTCATATCTTCATCCCAACCAACGATAGTTTCTTTGTTCATCAGGTCAGCAATAATGCCAATGCCTGTGAATGTAGTAATGAAAGGATGTGGATTCTGTTTGATAAGATTGCAATTATACATTAATGGCTTTGAATAGTCCATATATACAACTTTGTCATCATCAAGATTGGCACCATTCTCAATTACATTGGTATATCGTCTTGCATCAACATTGGGGTCTTGTTTTGTGGACCACCTATCACCAATAATAGTTTTATTACGCAAATCATCAATAAGCATTGGGAAAACTTTAATCTCAAAATCATCATCAACTTCAAACAACATTCTGTAATTGTCATTTACCCAATTCTCATAACGACAAGTTTCAATAGGACGATTTGCATCTTCTTGGTCCATGCGTGTCCATGAACTAATGGTCATAATATCACCAAAGACGATTAAATCATCTGAGAAATCTACATCTTCAATCATTGGTTGATATTTTAGAAACTCTTTAATGCCATTAAACTTACGCATCTCTGGTCTGATAATGAGATGAATCTTTTCATTTTTATATTTTGAGATACCAGATATTACAGGTAATGCATTACAGAAATCACCAAGATTGGCTGTGCAATCAATTTTAATCTTCATTATATTCCTTAAAAGCTACAAACCAATCATCACCAGAAACTCTGTGCAACTCAAAGATTTCAGGTTTTTGTAAGTATGACATCAACAACAAAGTCTGGTCATCATCTATTAAATTATTTTTGAGTAATTCACCAATATTATGATGAACCAAATGCTCTAGTGTCTGCCACATATCTTTACCTGCAACAATACAAGGACCTGTAATGTGAACATCATTATTGAAAATGACATTCTCAATATAGGTGCCTTCTTTCCAATCTTTTAAATTAAAGAAATGAATCTTGTCCTTGGCAAAAGGATACTGCCATTTCTTTACATTGTTGAGGGTGGATTCCTCACGGCAATAACCAAAATCTAACCAAGCAACCAAATCTGTTTTTATTAAATTTGTTTGCATAGCTTTCGTTACAAAAGATGATTTAAGTAAATTGACAAGAACGTAGTCAGCATTCCAGTATTCTGGATTCTTTACTTGCATGGGATTTATTTTGGCTTGATAATCAGAATCTTTTTGAACTTTAGTAATTTCATCTCTTAGTTTTTGAAAACTATTAGGAAAATCAAGCGTGAGAATTTCGGTGGGTCTATCTTGTCTAAGAAATTGCACATCTTTGACCATGTCTTTTGATGTGTAAACAACCATTGGATTTTCCAATTTAGCCATGTGACTAAATCGGTCAAGATATGTCTTGGTTGTTCTGTGTAGATAATGTGGCAGTCCTTTGTCTGGTGTCCATTCACCACGACCAATATCAAAGAAAGCGGTAACTATTGTTATGTCGTTCATATTAATTCTGTATTAAATGTTATAACTTCACTTTCATTAGGCCAATAATATTTTTTATAATTGTTAATGATTTCAATATGTTCAGGTTGTTCTTCTACAAACTTATCAAAATCAAAGCCTTTTTGGTGATGATGTGTATCTGTCATATACGGATTTTCCGTGTAATCTTTACCACAAAAGAAATAATATGCGACCATTAAACAGTCCATCCAACCAATTGTAGGATAATGATTGTCTTGTATGTAATCCCACTTATCATTAATCAATGCGGTCATTCTTGTGTAGTTCTTTAAAAATGTTTTCACATTATAAATTGAACCACCGCCACCGCCATAGAAATCAGTTTTAGGTTTTACACCAGAAAAATCTTCCATCATTTTTAAAACTTCTGGTGGAAAACGATTACCATGACTAATCTTATGACAAGCCATCTCCCATTCATCTTTTACTGTGATTGGTTTTTTAATCCAAACATCATCTTCTACCATCATGATATGTGATGTATTGCAATTCTCACAGGCATAATGAAATCGTTCCAACCACAATAATACCTTTTCTTTTCTGTAACCAAAAGGTTGTGTTGGGTATCCCAACTTATCATCAAAGTAATGATAATCTAATTTATATTCTTTAGCAATATTAGATAAATCATCAGCTGCATCGGATCCCAAAAAATAATAAGCATTAGGATGATACTGTCTAATATTACTGACAACTTTTTCTGTTGATATTGATTTACCAGCCGAAGCCAAATGAAGAAATGATATAGATGCCATTACATTAATCTTTCTGACCAAGTTTTAGGAGTTTTATCAGTAATAATTTCTAATGGATAAGCATAGTCAAATGGTTTAGGACCTTTTTCTTTAATATAATCAACTGTTTCTTGTATAGATTGTTGCAATGTTGTTTTTGTTTCATAGTTCAATAACCAACGAGCCTTGTCCGCAGAGCAATCTGCGTGTTTGACTTCTCTTGGCCTATCTGGCATATGAATTGCTTCACCCGTGAAACCTGTTGCAACAGCCACAAGTTTAGAAAGTTCTTTAATTGTAACTGTGCCGTCATCAGGTCCAATATTAATAATCTGACTGACAACCTTAGGATCCAATGCCATTTTTTCTAAACAACCAACACAATCATCAACATAAGAGAAACATCTTGTTTGTTGTCCGTCACCATAAATGATTGCAGGTAGCCCACGGAGATTACGATTAATCATAATACTCATCACATTACGAAATGGGTCATCATACTTTTGACGAGGACCAACAATGTTATGTGGTACAGCAATGTTCCATTCCATGCCATGTGTTTCGCATAGAATCTTTAATACATCTTCACCAGCAACTTTGGCGACACCATATGGGTCAACAGGTTGTGGCATCATATCTTCTGTAAATGGATGTGGTTGATTACCATATCGTGCCATTGATGTGCAATATACAAATCGTTTTACTTTGTTCTGAACGGCTGCAGAGATGGTTGCAACAGAAGCCTCAAAGATATTTTTGGTAATAAAACTAGGACTGAATACAGAAAGTCCTTCGTGTGCTGTAGCGGCAGTATGAATAACAATATCACAACCTTCCATAATACAATTCATCTTATCAATGTCACAACAATCCACAACATATAGTGTTGCTTTCTTGGGTACATTATCACGATAACCACCAATTAAGGTGTCATTACCAACAACTTCGTGTCCTAAAGCTAACATTCTATCTGCAAGGTGACTGCCAAGGAATCCTGCAATACCAGTAATAAAAATTTTCATTATACTCTCTTTAAAATAGTTAATCCATTATTATTATGCCGTCTTTCAACTAATTGCCATTCAGAATGAGAATCAATGAATTCTTGAATTGCCGGCCAAATTCCTTTTCCACCAAATTCACCACGGTCAGCAAATAATGTGGTGTCATGAAATAGAAGATATTTACGAACCTTACTTGCGTGTAATTCTAATTCTTTTTGTACCTGTTCATAGATATGTAGACTATCCACCAACATCAAGTCGGTTTCTGCAATGTCCACTTTACGAGTGTCATCAATATGAAGTGTTACATTACGACCAGCATTTTTGGCTTCATCAAAAAACTCACGGATACCAGGTTGTGGCATAAATTCATAACTATGTAATTCCACATCATGTCGTAAAAAAGCACGAGTGCTTTGAGCCCAACCCACTCCTAATTCGGTCACATGATTGCATTGTGAAGTTAATTCAGAGATGATTGGTAAATGTTCGTGTATGTCTGTATCTCTTGCACAGGCATCTTGATATTCTTTTTCAAAATCCATTATTCTGTCCTAAAGGTAATCAATTCTTCTTGTTGATATTTTTGTTTAATAAATTCTTTCCATTCTGGCACTCGGTCATATTGATGAACAATTGCAAATGGCCGACCCAAAGATGTTTTTACAATGCCATCTTCAAATTTTGGTTCTGGTTCTAATAAATGTGGTCTAAACGATTCAATCTTAGATGGGTCAACTGTTGTGCCCGCCTGACAAGCCCATCCATCTAATTGTTTTGCAAAGTATGTTACACCTTTAAATGGTTGTGTTTGAATCAGAACATTATAGACCGCTTGGTCACAAATAGGAATAGGCCGGTTGATTGCATTGAATAGAATATTGAACATCATATCTTTTACATACTCAGACACACCACCGATTGTTCCTACATTGTATATCTCATTATTTTTAAATGAATCATGCACATATGGTCCATAAGTTTGCATAAGATTCTGATTACCCCATGGTTCATCTTTGTATCTCAAACCTTCAGAACCAGCAACGAGTTTTTTATTTTTGAGATTTAATTCCAGCCAAACGATAGGATTGGTTTGAAAATAAACATCTTTGACATCTGTGGTAACTACATGGCTATAATTCTGCCAAGTATTTTTGAGAAAATCATAGATTGATAGAAAACGAGCCACATGAATTGGTGCTTTAATTTCGTGCATCTTAATGATAATGAAATCACGTTTGATGAGTTCACCAATTGTTTCTTCTGAAGCATTACCAACAACCATGGCTTTGTCGCCAGTAAAGCCACATTCATCAATTGATTCAACCCATGGTTTTAATTGATTGTAGTTGTAATTTGTAAATGCACCGATTATTAAGCTTTTTGACGCCATGGGTAAACTCCATTATATTTTTCATTCATTATTTTATTACCATTTTCAAAGAATTCTGCATTGACAGAACCTTTACCACCATCCACTCTATAACAGGTTGTATATTCACCTGTGCAATAGAATTTAGGAAAGTGTTGTGTGATTGCTTGTAGAAATACTCTATCTTGCCCCCAACCACCATGCCAAACACTTGCAATTTTATTTGCGACTTCTGTTTTAATGAAGTAACAATTAGTATCTATATGATGAACCCCATGATATGTTGGCCAAATACCAAGCGATTCACAATCATCAAAGCAAACAAACTTACCTGCTTTATTATATACTTGGCGTAAAGAATAACACCAATCTAAAGCTCTTGTGTTAATTGTTTTGATACAGTTTTCCACATGAGACCTGTATAACCAATTGTCTTGGTCTAGATAGGAAACATATTCAGTATCAACTAGGTGGGTAAATGCAGCATAGACACGGTGACCATAGAAACCTTTGGCACCGACATTGATTGGTAATGAACAAATGTGTACTCGTTCATCATTTACAGTTGAATCTAACACTTTTAATGTTTCTTCCACATTCTCATCACCATCAATCACAACATAACATTTAGTAGGATGACTTTGATTCAGAACAGATTCAACAGCAGTTTTCAACTCTGGCGAACCAGTGGTTGGTATAATCACAGTAGCAGACATAATTTAATCTCGTGTTAGTTTTAATATTCTCTCTATTTGTTTCTCTATAATTGGTTTACGATTTGGCCAATATATATATTCTTTCTCTCCAGTAGAATGTAACTTCTGGAGAAAAGGAATAATCATCTTTTCTACCTCAGCTAAACGAGTTTTATAATCGTCTGCTGTTTCGGCTGTCTTATTAACAACAGCATTATATTCTGCTTCCGATACAGCAGAGAAACCAAAGTCATCTTCAACATTGGCGTATTCTTTCATGATGCGGTCAAAATTAGTAAGTCCCATAATCTATGAACCTTTCGCTATAACATATTTAGAAGAATTTTTTTGGCGAGAAGTTGCGTATTGAAATACCCATCTCGTAAAAGAAGATGCTCGCTCATCATCTGAAAGAAATTTAATTAAATATGGCATAACAACATTTGTAACCAATTCTGCACTAAGTTGACCAACTTGCCTATCATATTCTTCTCTTATGGGGCCATTTTTAGGTGCTCCATCCTTTTCATATTTTTCTCTAATTGGTTTTTTCTGTTTTTGAAAATTGGTGGTTGCTGTATCTAATTTGTTTTTAAATAAAGTACCAAATCTTCCTTTTTTTGGATCACAAAGATTTAATATGGCTTCAATTTGGCCTGTGCCTAAACCACCAGCTTTAGCTTCAGCACCCTTAATTTGTATTTCGCCTCTAAAGGCTCCTCCAGAATTTCCTGATGGATCATGTCTAAAAAATACATAGTCTGTTTTATCTTTTGATAGATATGCTTTTAAATCTCTTGCTGATGGTTTTTGTTCGGAGGCATCATACGGTCTCCAATTACTTAATCCACCAAAAGAAACTTTATTTATTGCGGCCTCTTCGGTTGCTCTCACAAAGTTAACTTTTTCTAGTTTGACTGATTTTGTGGTTTTTTTCAAAGATAATGGTAACAATTGACCAGTTTTAATTAAATTACTTATAAAATTATTTAAACCGTCTTTACCTAAAAAAGTTAAACCTTTTTTATTTTTAACTAAATCTTCAATGGCTTTTTCAGCTTTTTTTGTTGATAAGTAAATGTCAGCCGGACTCCATTTATTTAAATTTCCAAAAGGAACTTGAGCACTATTTTTTGATATTTTATCTCGTAATTCTTTTTGATTTTTATTTGCTTCAGAGAATAAAATTTGTATGTTGTCCATAATTGTATTATCTTGATGAGCATAAAATATTTTTGTAGCTGTTATTCCCTCATCTTGAATATATTTAAATTGTGAACTTATTGTATTAATTTTAATTACCAAATATTTACCAATTAATATAGATGACTTGAACCATCCAAGAGCTACTTTATCTTTAACACCAGAACCAGTCAAAAATTTTTCAATTTCTGAAAATGAAGCTTTTCCTGATTTAACATATTTTTGAAACAAACTTTCAATAGATGTGCGAGGATATTTTTTAGACCAGTTGGATGAAAATAATTTATAGGTGTTATTGCTTTCATCATCAATGTCAAATACATTATTAATCGTGGCACTTTTAGGATTTAATTTAAATTTTCCATTAATTGTAGGAATGCCGATGAAATCAGCTAAAGCACAAAATAAAGCTTGTGAAGATTCTGCTAAGTCTGTTGAGCTTGCCATTTTATCGTATAATTTGAATGTCTTTGCCTGAAGTCCAGATTTCTAATTCTGTTCTCAATCTACCCTCAGATTTAAGGGTTTCGTATCTATTTATAGCTTTGGTCCGCCACCATTCAATCACATTAGATAGTTCATGTTTGTCATAATTTTCACCAGGTAAAAGTTTATCAGTCTTACAGTTCATGTAATCAACAGTATTTTTAAAACCATAATCAGAAATATAATATCGTTTCTTTTCTGTCAACTTTTTAGCGTTCTCAATCGTTAGGTTGAAATCATCTCCTTCAGGTGTTCCTTTTAGAGCAGCTTTGGTGAGAGCAATAATCTTAGTGAATGTTCTGAGTTTTCTACTTGTTGTTGAAGTATCTCCACCTAACAAATCACCAGTAATATCTTCCACATATTTTTTCAAATCTGTATATCTTTGGCCGTGCATCATTGGCACAATATCTGATTCTGTTAGACCTTTAAAACGAATGTAGGGTTTCATACCATCGTATTGTGAAACTGATTTGGTGCTTCCATACAAACTGGTAGTTTCAAATAAACAGATATTCATATCATATTTTTTATTACAGATTTCTCTCACAGTATGGCTGGTACAAATAGCAGACAATAGTTTACCACCCAAGTAATTAAAACCAAATGGCTGAGATGGTACAATTACGAAACCCATAACACAAGCCGTATTAAACCGCTTGGCAGTATCTTCATTTTGAATCCAAACTTGTCCTAGGTAGTCGTTACGAGGTTTCATATAGATGACTGGTGAACCTAAACGAATGAATCCTAGAATCTTTCCTGAGTTCTTTTCTCTGACTGCCAATTGAATATTCTTACCAACTGGTGCTTTATTAATGTGTGAACTGGTAATGGCAAGTAATGGCTCCCAAACATCATTTGCTATTTCACATACTTCGATATCCATATCTTTTGGATGCATTGAGAAATCGGAAAACAAATCATCTTCAATTGGAAATAAAGAAGATGGCATATCAGCCACATTCTTTAGTTTCTCATCACGCATGTATTCTTCGGTACTTCCAATGTTACTAAAGTAATCATGAAAGGCCTTGGCACAATACAAACCATTTTCTCTGGAAATTATCATACTTTAAATCCACTAAATGATTTCTTTTGTTTTTCCTCTCTTGTACCAAATGTGTTTAGTGGTTTATCATGGCCAGCATCTGCGATACCCATCTGTGCAGCCTGCTCAACATCATATAATTTCATTTTGGCTCTATCAACACCAAGAGTAAATCGTTTATGAAATGTTGGATCATTATATCGATTCTTCAATTGTTTAACCATGATTTGACCAAGTTCTTCTAGTTCTTCAGAAGAAATTAAAGCAAACATCAAGTCTGCGGTGGCGGGAAGTCCGAACGACTCGCTCGTGTCCTCAAGTCCCGGATCACTGGAAGTAAATCCTGAACGGGTAGTTTGTGTAGCAGATACAATAGGAACATTATACTCAACAGCAAGGCCTCGTAGTTCTTCTGCAATTGCTTTAACGTAGGTGTAGGAATTAATATTCGCACCAGCTTTAATACGAGCACTACAACAAATATTGAGATAGTCAACGAATATAATGTCAGGTACAAAAGACCTCTTGAGATTAAGTTCATTTAATAGTGTCCTAAAATGAATGGTTGATGCTGAAGCGGTTGGATATTCTTTGATAATAAGTTTGCCTGTGGTCTTTTCACGAACACGAGAAACTTTCTTATCATACATATCTTTTGGTAGTTCAATCAAATCATCAATAGTAACATTCAACAGATTGGCATCGATTCGTTCTGCAATCTTTTCTTCACTCATTTCCAAAGTGATGTAAAGAACATTTTTACCTTGAACCATACACGAAGCAGCCACATGACACATAAAAAGAGATTTACCAACACCAGTCCCCGCCAAAGCAATATTGAGTGTTTTAGCTGGTAAACCACCTTTGGTGATTTTGTTGAAGTAGTCGAGGTCGAATGGGATTCGTTCTTCTTTTCTGTGATAGAATTCATATCGAGCATCCGAGTCCTGTAAATAATCGTGACCTACTGAGTTATCAAATGAAACGGCTAAGGCGTCTGATAATATCTTGGGAATCGCACCTTTGTCATTTGTTTTGTCTTTGCCATCGAGAATTGAAATAGACCCCAATACTGCGTTGTAGATGGCTTTCTCTTGACAGAATTGTTCGGTTTTGTCAACAAGCCATTGAACCTCGGTTTCTGTAGATTTAATCTTCTCAATTTCTGATAGATAATTTTCGCATCTCTGAACTTCATCAGCTGTGAGATTTCTCTTTTCTTTGACGGCAATACTAAGTGCTTCAATCGTTGCCGTGTTATTGTAAGTCTCCGTAAATGATGTAATTTCATTAAATAAAGTTCTCTCTAC